TGGAGCGGCTCGCCGATCTTCATCCTGCGATGTACACCGGCAGCGAGAGCCCGGCCGGCAAGGAGCGCCAGAAGAACGCGTTCCTGAACGGCGAAACCGATGTGCTGATCCTTTCGCTGCGCGCCGGCGCCGGTCTCGACGGCCTGCAGAAGCGCTGCTCGACCATCATCTTCGGCGAACTCGACTGGTCGCCCGGCGTGCACCATCAATGCATCGGGCGGCTGGATCGCGAAGGGCAGGAGAATTACCCGGTCACTGCGATCTTCCTTGTCACCGACGAGGGTTCCGATCCGCCGATGATCGAAGTGCTCGGCCTCAAGGCGTCCGAGGCGGCGCAGGTGGTCGATCCCTCTCTCGGCGTGCAGACGGTGCACACCGATGCGTCGCACATCCAGCGGCTTGTCGCGCGCTATCTGCAAAACCGGCGCGCGAACCGCGTGACCGCGATCCGCTGCCGCCGAAACAGATGGCCTGGGCCGTTGGGAACGGCGGCATGAGCGAGCACGATCCTTTTGCCGAGGAGGATTTCCCGCCGGTTGCGCCGGCGAAGAGGGGCCGCAAATCGGCGCGCGATCCCGACGAAGCGGAAGCCGGAATCGAGGGCTCCGACGATATCACGCTCGCCTTCAAGCCGCGCAACGATCTCGGCAATGCCGTGCGCCTGCAGGCGCGGTTCGGCGACGATCTGATGTATGTCGAGAACATCGGCTGGTTCACCTGGGACGGTGCGCGCTGGGATCGCGAGGGCGGCCAAGCCGAGGCGATCAAGCGCGGCCACGAGGTCAGCCAGAAGATCGTCGCCGAGGCGAAAGCGATCGAGGAACGCTACGGCAAGAAATACGAGGAATTCGCCGGCAAGCTCTACGCCTGGGCGACGCAGACCGGCAACATGGCGCGCGTGCACGGCATGCTCGCCGCGGCCGCGCCGTATCTGATGCAGAAAGTCGAGGCGCTGGACGCCGATCCGTTCCTGCTGGCGGCGCCGAACGGCACCATCGAGCTGCGCCTGCATTGCGATCTGCGCGAAAGCCGCCGCGAGGATCGCATGACGCGCGTGCTGGGCGTGGCCTACAATCCGCGCGCCACCTGTCCGCGCTTCGAGGCGTTCCTCGAGCAGATTTTGCCGGATCCGGAGATGCGCGCCTTCGTGCAGCGCATCGCCGGCTATTGCGCCACCGGCTCGACGCGCGAGCAGGCGTTCTTCATTTTCTACGGCGTCGGCAACAACGGAAAATCCACCTTCATGAATTTGCTGCGCCACGTGCTCGACAGCTATGCGATGAACTCGCCGGTGTCGACGTTCCTTGCCAAGCGCGAAGGATTTGGCGGCAGCGAAGCTTCGCCGGATCTGGCGCGGTTGCCGGGCGCGCGTCTGGTGTCGGCTGCGGAGCCGCCCGAAGGCGCGCGCCTCGACGAAGCACGGGTGAAGGAAATGGCGAGCGGCGAGCCGATGACGGTGCGCCACCTGAATCAGGGCTTCTTCGAATTCCGCCCCGTGTTCAAGGCGATCATCTCCACCAATCACCGGCCGGTGATCCGCGGCACGGACCGCGGCATCTGGCGGCGCATTCGCCTGGTGCCGTTCACGGTGGAAATTCCCGCCGACCGGATCGATCTCGCGCTGGAATCGAAGCTGATGGAAGAAGCCGAGGGCATCCTGCAATGGATTCTGACCGGCGCAGAGGAATGGTTCGACGGCGGCTTGCGGCCGCCGGAGCGCGCGATCGCGGCGGTGGAAGATTATCGCGCCGATGAAGATCAGGTCGGCGAGTTCCTGAAAGCCCGCTGCGGTGTCGATGTGGCGATGATCAACCCGTCCAGCGCGCGGCCGTACGAAGTGAGCGCCAAGGATTTGCGCGCGGCTTACGTCGATTGGTGCAAGGAGGAAGGGCTCGATCCGTTGGCCGGCAAAACGTTCGGATCGAAGCTGACGGGGCGTGGAATTCAGCGGCGCAAGACGGGCGGCAATACAGTCTATGTGGGCGTGTGGTTGAAAGCGGGTCTCGCGTGATGACCGCTTCAAAGCCGGTGCGAATGACAGGGAGGGTGAGGGAGCAAGGGATGATGATTGATTGCAAAAGGCGCGCGTGCGTGAGTCGTTTCTTGTGGTCGCGCGCGGCCTACATACAAGCGCGTCCGCCTGATCGTCCCTTGCTCCCCGATCCTCCCTCTATTGCGGCGAGGCGAAAATGGCGATGAAAGAACGGGTTGCGATGCCGGGGAGGGACGGGGAGCGTTCACAGGCTTTGTGCGAGCGCGCGCGCCCACACACGAAGCCTGTAGATATATCCCTTTGTCCCTCACCTTCGGATGAAGGTCTGAAGTCTGTGACCGTGGAGTGGTTGTTGAATTGGGCGTACGCGCGCGAGAAGGTGCATCTGGCGCGGCCGCAAGGATCGGAACCGGCGCCGCGGTCGCGCGCGCCGCGGGCAGGATGCGCGGATTCGAGCGACCGATGCGGCGCGATGATCTCGACGTCGTTGAACTTGGGCTTTGAAGCGCCGGCCGATGCGTACGCGGTGGCATGGGCGGTTGAGAGCGTCGGCCGGATGGCGCGTGTTGTCCGTGAGTACGGGTTGATCGGATCGCGCCCCGATTGGACACCGCGGCCGGTCATCACGGTGGAGCGAGGCAAGACCGGATACACGCTGGAGATCGTGAACCGGAAGCGGCGGCCGTGCGCCTTCCGCATGGTGCGGTTCGCCGGCGATCTTCCGGCGATTGTCGAAGAGCGGCGGCGTGCCTATTCGGCGTGGGCGCGCGCGATCGCTCTCGTGCATGCGAGGCTGGCCGAGCCGGGCGCGCTGGCTGCGCACAATCTGTCGGGCGATCTGCCGCCGATTTCTCCTTGGGCGGGTTGACGGATCGCTGCGAATCATTGACTGATGACCCGGATGGTGAAATGCGCCCGGCCCGAACAGGTGACCGGTCGCTTCGCTTTTTGGGGTCGCGCTGAGGCGACGCGCGAAGCGGCAAATTTGCCGGATTGCCCGCGCGACACGCCCGGCTTGGGTCCTTCCTGGGCGTCGGCGCAATACGGGCAAGCTGCGCGTTTTGGCTTTGCAGTGGAGACTTTTGAAAGTGATGCAACACGTTGCACCGGCCGATGCAGCGCGCTGCAACAATGCGGGCCGGGTAAAGCCCGCGGAAGCGGCGCGGAAACTGAAGATCAACCGCAGCTCGCTGTCGCGCTACCTGCAACAGTACGACACGCTGCTGGACGATGCTGGCCTGGTCGATCTCGAGGAGCTGCGCCAGCATCGCGCCGACAATCCGCGCATCGCCGATCAATCGGCCGCGCAAGGCGACGCCGGCGACGCGCCGAAATCGAAATCCGCGGCCACGGCGTCGCGCAAAGGGGCGAAAGGCCGCGTCGATGAAATCCGTGCGTGGGAAGCGGAACGCGACTGGGCGCAGTCCATCGGACAGCTCATCGATCCGTCGAAGCTGCAGGACGAAGCGCTCGATGCGGTGACCGCCTTGCGCGACAAGCTGATGGCACCGGAACAAACGCTGTGCGAACGCCTGGCGGAAGAGCGCGACCCGCTGGTGGTCAAGCAGCTGCTGCGCGAGACCAACCGCGCGCTGATCGACGATCTGAAAACGGACTTCGCAAAAATATTCGGCGGCGGCGGCGATCAGCCGGAAGCGGGCGATGCAAGCGGCAGCGACGAGTAAAGCGCGCGGGAGCGCGTTCACCAGCACGATGCGCTCGAGCGTGTTCGCCCACACCAGCGAAGCACGCGGGAGCGTGTTCGCCAACAACGATCGCCGCGTCGATCTCGGGGCGCCGCATTTCGCAGGCCTCGGCACCGCCCGCGCGCTGATCGCCGCCACCTTCGAGATCGGGCTGACCGTTCCGCCCGACATCACGGTGTCCGACTGGGCGGAAGAGGAACGCTACGTCAGCGCCGAGTCCGGCTCGCGCAAGGCGGGCAAATGGCGCAACGCCGTGACGCCCTACGGCGTCGAGCCGATGCAGTGCCTGTCGATCAACGATCCCTCGGTCGAGATCACGCTCGTTTGCGCCTCGCAGATGATCAAGACGGAAGTCGGCATCAACTGGGTCGGCTCCGTGATCGACGCGACGCCGGCGGCGATGCTGCTGATCCAGCCCTCGATCGACGAGGCGCAGAAGTTCAACCGCGTCAAGTTCCAGCCGACGATCGAAGAGACGCCGTCGCTCAAGCATCGCGTCAAGGAAGCCAAGAGCCGTGACGAGAACAGCTCGACGGCGAGCTTCAAGCGGTTCCGTGGCGGCTTCGTCCAGATCACGCATGCCGGTTCGTCGAAGGGCTTGCAGTTCATCACCGTCAAGCATGTGTGGGGCGATGAGATCAGCGAGTATCCGCGCGATGTCGGCGGCCGCGGCGATCCGCTCGACCAGGCGCGGCAGCGCAACTCGACCCACATCAGCAGCGGCGGCAAGCGGCTGTGGACCTCGACGCCAAAGCTGAAAGGCTCGTGCAGCATCACCATGCTGTACGAAAAATCCGATCAGCGGCGGTTCTATTGGCAGTGTCCGGAATGCAGCGACTATTTCGTGTTCCGCTTCGCGCACCTGGAAAGAGATAGCGACAAACCGCCTTATGGCGCTTATCTCAAGGCGCCTTGCTGCGGTGGTGTGATCCCGCACTGGCAGAAGCCGGCGCTGCTGGCGAGCGGGATCTGGATCAAGACGTTTCCGGCCGAAGACGATGGCGACCACTGTCCCGGCGATGTGATCCCCGCGGCCGAAATCGAACAGGCGCGCGCGCGCAAGAGTTTCGGGCGCCAGCCCGGTTTTCATCTGTGGCGCGGCCAGAGCGCGTTCCACGATTGGGAATCCGTCGTCGGCGAGTATCTCGATGCGAAGGACATCCCGGAAAAGCTCAAGACCTTTACCCAGCAGCAGCTGGCCGAGGCTTACGAGGAAACCGGCGAGGCGCCCGATCATCTGAAGCTCTACGGCCGCCGCGAGGAGCGCGAGAAAGGTCCGCTGCTGCCCGATGGCGTGCTCGCCATCACCGGCTTCTGCGACGTGCAGCAATCGCCGGCGCGCCTCGAATGGGCCGTGTACGGATGGGGCGAGAAGCTGACCGCGTGGCTGCTCGATTTCGGCGTCATCATGGGCGATGCGTTTGCCGACACCACATGGCAGCCGCTCGCCGAGATCATCGCGCGTCCGTACGAGGATGCCTATGGCCGCGCCTGGCCGGTCGAGGCGTTCGGCGTGGATTCCGGCTACGCCAGTCACGCGGTCTACAATTTCGCGCGCCGCCGCCCGAACGTGTACGCGACGGACGGACGCGACGGCGCCACGCGGCCGTTCGTCGGCACGCCGCGCAAGCAGGATGTGAACTGGCGCGGCAAGGTGGTGAAGAAGGGCGTGCTGTTGTGGCCGCTCGGCACGCATCCGCTGAAGAGCGCGCTCTATGCCAGCCTCGCCAAGACGATCGAAGGTCCGAGCGAGCTGACGGGATTGTGGCCGGCCGGCTGCACGCGCTTTCCGAAGAACTGCGACGAGGCGTTCTTCGCGCAGATCACGGCGGAGTTTCTGGAAACCGTCGAAACGCGCGACGGCATTGCGCGGCGCATCTGGAAGAGGCGCGCCGGCCAGGCGAACGAGCAGCTCGACATCTGGGTCGGCGCCCGCGCCATGGCCTCGCATCTGGGGCTCGACCGCTACACGCCGGCCAAGTGGGCCGCGCGTGCAGCCTTGCATGCACCGCCCGATCAGGGCGGCGCCGACGACCTGCTGGCACATGCCAGCCGGATCGGTGAAGCCCCGCAGAAAGCGGTGAGGCCGGAGGTGGCAACGAAGCCGCCCATCAAGGTGCGGCCGAAATTCTGGCTGCGCTGAATCACACGTGAAAAGGAAAAGGCGATGTTCCTGGTCGGACAGTTTCGGAAGCAGACGGCCGATGGCGCGATCTGGGATTTCCAGGGCGTGTTCGCGACACGCGACAGCGCCATCGCCGCATGCCGCAATCGAAACTATTTCTTCAAGCCCGTCAGGCTCGACGAGGAATTGCCCGACGAGATGATCCCAGGGGAAGTGATTTACCCGTTGGCCTGAATTTCCGGCGCCGGCGACACGCGCGTCTGCCCAGCGAAGCACGCGAGAGCGTGTTCGCCGAGGACTGGCGCGCGGAGGGCGGCGATTGGTGCGCGGACGGCATGTCGCGCGCCCAAACAGCGAAGCGCGCGAGAGCGTGTTCGCCAAAGAGACGGCGGCAAAGTCGCGTGCCGCCGTCGTTTCATTGCTCCGAAAGGAACTGGCGATGCTGACGGCGATCCTTCTCGGGCTGGCCCTGATCGCCGGCGTGCTCATCGGTGTGTTCGGGATCGCGTTCGCCATTTTGGCAGCGCTCGACACGATCACGCGACCAGGTCGCAGAAAGAAGTGAATCATATGACCTTCACGCAAGCGCAGATCGACGCGCTCACCAACGCGATCGCGTCCGGCGTCACGCAGGTCGACTACGGCGACAAGCGCGTCACTTATGGCTCGATTCCGGAAATGCTCGCCCTGCGCGACCGCATGATCAAGGAGGTGCAGAACCAGTCCGTCACCGGCCGCAAGCGGCCGCTCTATCACCCGACCGTGTTCCTTCGCCGCTGATGGCCTCGCTTCTCGAAAGGGCCATCGAGGCCATCAGCCCGCGCGCCGCGCTGAAGCGCGAAGCCGCACGCCAGCTCCTGCAGCTGCGCCGCTACGAAGCTGCGCGCCATTCGCGCGCCACCTATGGCTGGCTGGCTGCCTCGACCTCCGCCAACGCCGAGATCTATGGCGACCTGGTCACCCTGCGCAATCGCTCGCGCGATCTCGTGCGCGGTCACGGCATGGCGCGCAAAGCGGTGCGCGTGCTCAAGAACAACGTCATCGGGACCGGCATCATTCCGCAGCCGCAGACCGGCGACCAGCTTCTCAACAAGAAGATCGCCGATCTGTGGCAGCGCTTCGCCGACGAGTGCGACTACGCCGGCCAACTCGACATCTACGGGCTGCAGGCGCTCGCCTATCGCTCGATGATCGAGGGCGGCGAAGAGCTCACGCGGTTGCGCATCGTAAGCCGCGGCCGCGCGCGCAAGATTCCGCTAGAGCTGCAGTTGCTGGAAGGCGACTTCCTCGATCACCGCAAGAACGAGCGGCTGGACAACGGCCGCATCGTGCAGGGCGTCGAGCTGCAGGATGGCAAGCGCGCCGGCTATTGGCTGTTCCGCGAGCATCCCGGCGAATTCATTCCGGGATCGCTGCAGTCGTACGAGACCGATCGCATCGACGCGAAGTCGGTGCTGCATCTTTACGAGGTCGAGCGCATCGGCCAGGTGCGCGGCGTGCCGTGGCTTACGCCCGGCATGATCGATGCCAGGCACGGACAGGACTATTGGATGTCCGAGCTGATGCGCAAACGCCTCCAGGCCTGTCAGGTCGCCGTGGTGTTGGGCGCGGACGATGAAGACGAAGCCGGTATTGCCGGATCGACGCAGACCGCCGATGGCAAGCCGTCGCCGGATATCGGTCCGAACGGGCCCGTGGTCGAGGACGCCGCAGGCAACCGCATCGAGGCGTTCGAGCCCGGGATGATTGCCATCGCGCGCGGCGGCAAGAAGGTCGAGTTCACCCCCATCGCAACGGACAACACCTATTCCGCCGTGCGCGCGGTCAATGCGCGTGACCTCGCCGCGGCCTGGGACGTGATGTACGAGCAGATCACCGGCGATCTGTCGCAGGGAAATTTCTCATCGCTCAAGGCCGGCGCCAACGAGTTCCGCCGCTCTTGCGAAACCATGCAATGGCTCACCTTCATCCCGATGTGGGCGACGCCCGTTTATCGCGCCTTCATCGATGCGTGCGTGGTCGCCGGCGAGCTTCCGCGCGGCGTTCCGTACACGGTCGATCACACCGTGCCGATGTTCGAGTCGGTGGACCGGCTGAAAGATACGCAGGACGACGTGGCATCGATCCGCGCACTGCTGACATCGCCGCAGGAGCGCATCCGGCGTCGCGGCGGCGATCCGGAGCGCGTGCTGGCCGAAGCCATCGATTGGCACAACGCGCTCGTGAAGGGCGGCGTCGTGTCCGATGCCGACGCCGCGCTGGTGAGCAAGCCCGGCGCCGCCACGTCGCCGGGGCTGCGTCCTGAAGGCGCCGGCGACGGCGCTACCGAAACGCCGGCCGGCGAGGAAGACGCCAGCCAGTCCTCTGAAGGAGAAAATCCGAAATGACGCTTGTTCTGAACAAGGCGGGCGAGCGCCACGCCTCGCAGCTGATCGCCAATGGCGACGACAACGATTCCGATCCGTGGAGCTTCGACGCGTCCGACGAAGACGCGCTGCTCGGCGAAGGCGGCGACAATTGGGACGCCTACACGAAGTGGTTTCTCGGCGAAGACACTGATGCCACCGAGCGGACCAAGGAGCGCTTCAAGTACCCGTTCGGCAAGAACGGCAAGGTCTATCGCTCCGCGCTGCGAGCCATCCGTTCGCGATCGGCACAACAGAACGACACGGACGTCTATGACGCCGCCGGCCGCCTCATGGACGAGATGAACCAGAAAAGCGAAGACGGAAAGAAGACATCGCAGGAAGGCCTGGAGACGCGCGACATCGTGGCGCCGCGCCTCTGCTACCGCGCGGCCTCGGTGCAGCTCGTGCCCGGCACGATCAATCATGCCGAGCGAACCATCGATTGCATCTTCTCGACGGAAACGCCTGTCCAGCGCTCGAGCTGGAGCGACGGCGATTACGTCGAGGTGCTGAAGCACGATCCGAAATCCGTCCGTCTCGACCGCATGAACAAGGGCGCGGCGATGCTCGACAGCCATGATTACTACAGCGGTTTGCGCGCGATGATCGGCGCCGTGGTGCCAGGCAGCGCCCGCATCGAAAATCGCCAGCTCGCAGGCACCGTCCGCTTCTCGCGCAATCCTGGCGGCGACGCAGCATTCCAGGACGCCTGCGACGGCATCCTGACGGGGCTTTCCGTCGGCTACGCCACGCACAAGGTCGAGATCGACGACACGCAGACGCCATCCGTTCACACGGTCACCGATTGGGAGCCTTACGAGGTCTCCGGGTGCCCGATGCCTGCCGATGTGGTTGCCGGATTCCGGTCCGCGCAACCGCACGGTTCAACCCGCGGGACTCCGCCCGCCATTTCCGAAAGGGAAACCACCACCATGAAAGAGACTACCGCGCCGGCGGGCGCTGTTGCCGCCGAACTCGATGCCAACACGCGCTCCGCCATTCAGGCGGGCGTGCAGTTCGGCATCAAGGCCGAACAGGAACGCCGCGACGGCATCGCCGATATCGCCAAGAAGCTCGGTCTTGCGGATGAACTCGCTGCCGAGCACGTCCGCAAGGAAACGCCGCTCGATGCGTTCCGTACCCTGGCGATCGACGAAGCGGCCAAGCTCGACCGCGCATCGCCGCAGACGGACGCCAGCAATCCGTTCGCCAGCAATCCAAATGTGATCCGCGGCGGCATCAAGCGCGATCCGGAAAAAGGCGAGATGGCCGCGCGCATGCTGCGCTGCCTGGCGTTCGCCAAGCGCAGCGGATTTTCGCCGCTCGACATCTCGGGCCGGATGTGGGGCGATCCGCTGCTCACCCGCGCCATGGCGGCCGGGGTCGGCGCGTCCGGCGGCTTCCTCGTGCCAGAGCAGTATGCGGCCGAGGTGATCGAGTTCCTGCGTCCGGCTTCTGCTGTGCGCAAGCTGAATCCGATCATTCTCCCCATGCCGGGCGGCAACACCTCTATGCCGCGTCTCGCTTCCGGGGCAAACGCTGGTTATGTCGGCGAAAACAAGCCAATCGTCGGACAGGATCTCGGAACGGCGCAGGTGAAGTTCAGCGCCAAGAAACTTGCGGCGCTGGTGCCGATTTCCAACGATCTGCTCGCGTTCGCGAGCCCGCAGGCCGATCAGGTCGTCCGGGACGACATGGTGACGGCGATTGCCCAAGCCGAAGACGTGGCGTTCATTCGCGGTTCTGGCACCGAGTACACACCACGCGGCATGCGCAATGCAGCACCCAGCTCCAACGTCATCGCCGCTAATGGCACCGTCAGCGCTACCAATACCAACGACGACCTGAAGAAGCTGCAGAACGCGCTCACCAATTCGAATTGCCGGATGCTACGTCCCGGCTGGATGTTCGCGTGGCGCTCGCGCAACTACCTCTACAATCTGCAGAATGCGAACAACCAATACATCTATCGGGACGAGATGAACCAGGGCAAGCTGAATGGCTTTGCCTATGCGGTCACCAATAACATTCCGATCAACCTCGGCTCTGGATCGGATTCTGAAATCTACCTTACCGACTTCGCCGATGCTGTTATCGCCGAGGTTCCTGGTCTGCGCATCGATGTGTCGAACGAGGCGGCATACAACACCGATAGCAATACGGTGGTGTCGGCGTTCTCGAACGACCAAACGGTGATCCGCGTCATCGAGGAGCATGACTTCAACATGCGCCACGATCCCTCGACCGCTGTGCTGACGGGCGTGACCTGGTCGTAAGCCGATTCTCGCCAAAGCAAATCCCAAGAACCTGTGAATTGCGCGTCCCGCGTGAAAGCGCGGGGGCGCACTCGCACCTCAAATCGGAGACGAAGACAATGGACCCGCTTTCCAACAACATCGGGGCCTTCATCAAAGGCAAGCCCGGTGTCGCACCGCAGGCCTCTTCGGCCGGCACTGTTAATGGCGGCTGGACTGACCGCCTCGGCTATCAGAGCTGCCTGCTGTTCGCGCAGACCGGCGCGGCATCCGGCTCGCCCAGCACGCAGACGCTCGATTGCAAGCTTCAGTCGGCGGACGACAATTCCGGCACCAACGCCGCCGATATCGACGGCGCGGCGATCAGCCAGATCACGGCGGTGAATAGCAATGCGTCGGCCAGCGTCGATCTGCTCGGCGCCAAGCGCTGGATTCGCGCGGTGAGCACGGTCGCCTTCACCGGCGGCACATCCCCCACCCTGCTGCACTCCGCCGCGATCGTTCTCGGCGGCGCGCAGGAGCTGCCGGCGTAATCGAACGACTCCGGCCAGGCGGGACGCGCGACTGATGTTGCGGGCGCCCGCTTCTCTCCTTTTTGCGAACAGGCTCGCGCCTGCTTCGTTTTCCATCACTCTGTGGAGGGCACACGCCCCATGAAACACGTCAAGTTCAAGAAGCACAATTCGCCCTACAATGCCGGTGAGCATGCCGGGTTCGCGGATCATGAGTTCGCAGACCGCCTCGTGAAGCTCGGCGTTGCCGACTACTGCGACAAGAACGGTAAGCTGCTCGGGCCATCGGCCGCGGAAAAGGAAGCGGCCGCGAAAGCTGCAGCCGAAAAGGAAGCGGCCGCGAAAGCTGCAGCCGAAAAGGAAGCGGCGGAAAAAGAAGCGGCCGCCGGGAACGGTGGTCGTCGTTAGCCCGTGACCATTCTCGCCTTCCCGGATCTGGTGAAAGCGCCGGCCGATATCGAGACGGTTGCGCTCGACTGGTCGGCGTTTGCGCCGTCCGGGCAAAGCAGCATTGCCACGCATTCCGTCGCCGTGAAATGCGGCGACGTGGGCGCCGCGGACGCTGGGGTGAGCGCGCTCACGCAGAAGGTCACGCTGTCGGGTGGCACCTGCGGCCTGCGCAGCATCGTGGAGGCGACGGTTGCGTTCGCAGACGGCACATCGCTCACCCGCGGCTTTGACGTTGTCGTGAAATGAGTGACCCCTTTTCCATCGGGCTGGATTCGCTGTTTGCCACCGCGATGGCGATCGACGTGCTCTATACGCCGCAGGGCGGACAGGCCGTCGCCGTGCGCGCGCTGCTGGCGGAGCCCGACACCGACGTTGTGATCGGAGGCCAGGCGAAGCTCACCGATCACAAGCGTGTGCTCGAAATCCGCAAGAGCGAATTGGTAGCCGCATCGAAGGACGATGTGATCGAGATTCCCAGAGGTTCGGGACAGAATTTTCGCGTCATGCAGGCGCTGTCGAGAGATACCGATCGCCTGCTGTGGCGCATCGAGGCGGCATCGGCATGACCTTCCAAACGAGGGCGGGGGCGCTCGATGCGCTGGAATCCGTCATGGCAGCCGCGCTCGCATCACCGGTCACCTTCGAACGCGATCCGGAAAAGAACGTGCCGGCGAGCCACGACGGCGTGGTGATCATGCGGCACGGCGATCCCGGCGACCCGGAAGTCATCCTGTCGCCGCTGTCGTTTGCCTTCGAGCACCAGGTGGAATTCGAGATCACCGCAAGCGGACCGGATCGCGCCACAACGGTCGAAAGCATCATCGGGCGCATCGATCCGGCGCTTGCGGTGGACCGTACTCTCGGCGGCGCGGTGGACGATGCGCGCGTGATGACGGCGCCCGACATCAACGAATACGAGGCGGATGGCGTCGAGACCGAGCGCTCTGCCGTTCTGCACGTGCAGCTGTCCTATACGACGGCCAGCGCTGCAGGGTAGATTGCGCGAGCCATGTTACGGGACGGGAAAGCGATGTGGACCTTTTCGCAAGAGACCGGCCAGTTGATCCATGACGGACAGCTGGTCGGCGTCGGCTACAGCGGAACCGGCAGGGGTCGATGCAATCCGGCGATGCAGAACGTCGCCAATGTCGGCCCGATCCCGCAAGGCAGCTATCGCATCGGGCCAGCCAGCTACAGCCATCCCAAGCTCGGGCCCTGCGTCATGGCGCTGACGCCGTTGCCGGGCACCAACACCTTCGGCCGCTCGGCGTTCTTCATCCATGGCAACAACCAGGCGAACGATGCCAGCCATGGCTGCGTGATCCTGGGACCGTCCTTCCGCCAGATGATCGCGAACAGCGACGATCGCAGTCTCACCGTTACGGCATGACGCGCGGCTTTCGCTTCACGGCGCCGAAATGGAAGCCGGTCACCGATGGCCTCGGCGACGACATGGCGAAGGCGGCCGCCGCCGCCGCCGATGAGATCACGCAAGGCCTCAAGCTCGAGCTGCGCGCCCAAGTCGAAGCGGCCGGCCTCGGCGCCCGCGTGGCGAACACCTGGCAGGGGCGGCGCTATCCGTCCACGGCGGCGAGCATCAATGCCGCCGCGTATGTGTGGTCGAAGGCGCCGGCGATCATCGACGCGTTCGATCGCGGTCCGGTGATTCACACGGTCAACGGCCGGCGCTATCTCGCCATTCCGTGGCCGAACGTCCCGCGCACGGCGGGAGCGCGCGGCGGCGGGGGCCGCATGACGCCGGCGCAAGTTGAAACCTATTTCAACCAGGACCTGAAATTCGCCCGCGCCGGCAATGGCCGGCTCGTCGCCTATGTCGATGTCGTCGGCACCGCGGCGGGATCGTTCAAGCGCGCCACCGGCAAGCAGCTCGGCCGCCTGTACCGTCAGGGCAAGGCGCCGCCGCACCATGTGCAGGTGCCGATGTTTACGCTCACGCCGACGGCGCGGATGCCGAAGCGGTTGAGCGTCGATCAGGCGGCCGAGCACTGGGCCGCGCAGGTGCCCGACATTCTGGAGAGCAAGTTCGAAGCTCTCGGTTAGAGCGAAGCGCGCGCGAGCGTGTTCGCAAAATAACGAAAATCTTCCGGGCGCGCTCGCGCCCTCAATCCGACAACACGAGGAGAAACATCATGGCTCGCGCACGCGGCGCCAACGCACAGCTGTGCGTGGCGTATGAATCCACTTACGGCACGCCGCCGGGCTCCGGCTTCTACAAGGTGCCGTTCGTCTCGGCGAACATCGGTGACGAACAGGATCTGATCGCCAGCGATCTGCTCGGCCAGGGCCGCGATCCCGCCGATCCGGCGCAGGATGTGATCAACAACGCCGGCGACATCGTCGTCCCCGTCGACCTTCGCAATTTCGGCCTGTGGCTCAAGGGATTGCTCGGCGCGCCCACCACGGTGGAAGGCGTTGCGGCGACCGCCAGCTGGGTGTTCTCCGCGCAGCCCGCGACCAGCGCCACCATCTCGCCCAACGGCGTCGATTTCACCTTCGTGGCGTCCGATCCGGGCGATGGCGACATCCTCATCGGCGCGACGCTCTACGACACCGTCGTCAATGCCGTGCAGGCGCTCAACGCCAGCACCGATACGGATGTGAATGTCGCGACCTACAGCATGGACCTCAAGGGCACGACGATCTTCGCCACCTACGACACGGTCGGCACCGGCGGCAATGCTTTCACCCTGGCGGCGTCCACGTCGCCCGCGTCGCACGCCACGGTCTCCGGCGCCACCATGTCCGGCGGCGCGGCGAGCGGCGGCTATCAGCACACCTTCGCGTCCGGTGCGCTCACCTTGCCGTCGCTGTCGGGCGAGATCGGCAATGTCGACATCGCCTCCTACGCGATGAACTACGGCATCGGCATCGACAAGATCGCCATCAATCTGGCGCGCTCCGGCCTGCTCAACGCGACCGTCAGCACGATCAACCAGGGCGAGAGCGCGCGCACCGGGTCGTCCGCCGCCGGCTCGCCGACCGTGCTGCAGTTGCTGCGCTTCGCCCAGTTCACCGGCAGCGTCACGCGCCTTGGCGCGACCCTGGGCGATGTGGTGTCGGGCAATTTCACCGCCGCCAACAATCTCGACAAGGTCGAAGTGATCCGCCCCGATGGCCGCATTGCCGGTGTCGATCCGGCGGAGGCGTCGTACACCGGGCAGGTGGTGATCCGCTTCAAGGACACCGCACTGATGGCGCTGGCAACCGCCGGCGAGCCGGTCGATCTCACCTACAGCTGGCAGATCGCCGCCAACCAGACGCTGGAGTTCATCTTCCACCGCGTCTTCCTGCCCAAGCCGAAAGTGCCGATCACCGGCCCTGGCGCGGTGCAGGCGACCTTCGACTGGCAGGGCGCCAAAGACCCGACGGTCGGCCGGGCGTGCACGGTCGTCCTGTGCAACGACGTGTCGAGCTACTAACCGCACTCAAGCGGTAGCGAAAAACCTCTCACTTTAGAAACCAGCCGAAGGAGAACGACGATGCACTACAGAAACGGCAGAGAAGCAAAGAACGGCGATAAGATCGTGAAGCTGGGCGAGAGTGGAAAGGTCGTAGCTTTCGGCGTGCTGCACAGCGCCACGCCGGGAAACGACTACTGCAACGGCAACATCGCGACCATTCAGCCGCCCAACGACTACGCCTGCATGGTGGACTGCCTGCACATCGATGACGTGGCCGACGTGTTGGCAGAAAAGGGATTGAGCAAACGGCCGGACGGCAAATAGTTCGCTGCAAAGAGGCCTGAATCCATCGCCACGGCGTGCTGGGAAACCGGCACGCCCTTTTGTTTTTCGCTCTGAGAGAAAAACCCATGCTCCATCTCGATCTGAACGCCGAGCCGTTCTGGCTCGAAGTCCTGCCCGGACAGCGCACGCAATTCCGTCCGATCACGACCAAGACGATCCTGGTCGCGCGCAACGCCGGCGCGCTTGCCGCCAAGGCCGATCCCGAACATGCCGAAGAGGCAAGCAGCGAGGCGTTCACCCGCTCCTGCGCGCAACAGGGCATCGTCGCGTGGGAAGGCGTCGGCGACACGTCCGATAACCCGCTGCCGGTCACGCCGGAAGCGATCGCGGCCTATCTCTCCAACTGGCGCATCTACGATGCCATCGACAAGCGCTATGTGATTCCGGCGCTGGTGCGGGGCGACGAAAAAAACGCATTCGCGCCCTCGCAGAGTGGCACTACGGGGGCGAAAATTCCGGCGAAGGGTTCTGCCGATACTGCACCCTCCGCCAGCCGCAGGAAGCGCACTGCAAAGAGTGCGCCTACAGCATAAACGCTCCCGAAACGCCGGACGGCATCGCGGCGTGGGAGCTGATCAAGCGGTGCACCGGCCAGCTGCGCGTCGCCATCGACGCGCTGGCGCATCCGGACGGCACCGTTCAGATCATCCGCATTGCCACCGGGCTCGACTTCACCGCGGTGCTGTCGCTCGCGCGCAGCATGGATGCCGAAAGCCCGCTTCTCTGTGACCTCCTCCCCGAAATCGAAGCCTTCGCCGTGCGCGCCTTCAACGCCTCCAATTCCGAAAGCTGATCCTGCATGACGATCCGACAGATGGCTGTCCGCATCGCGATGGACGGCAAGGCCGACATCCAGCGCGATCTCGACGATATCGCCCAATCCGGCGATGCTGCGTTCGCGCAGGTCGGCAAGGCCATCGATCAGGGCACGGCCGCCATCCAGCGTCAGCACGCCGCCTTCGATCAGCTCACCGAGGCGCAGAAGAACGCGCAGGTGGCGCAGGCGAACCAGAGCTCGTTCAACCAGCTGCTCGGCGTCAACGACAACCAGGCCGGCTCGGCGCGCGATGCGGCCTCGACGTTCCAGGCGGCATTCTCCGGCATGGAACAGCGCGCCGCCGCGTTGCGCGCGCAGATCGACCCGCTCGGCACAGTGCAAGGCAAGATGAACGATGCGCTCGCCGATGCCAACATGCTGCTGGCGAGCGGCACCATCAACCAGACGGAGCATGCGGCCGCGGTTGCGCTCGCGCGCAAGGCTTACGACGACGCCAGGAAGAGCATCGTCGACCTCTCCTCCGGCGAAGAACTCAACGCCACCAAGGCGCGCGAGCTGACGGAAGTCTTCGTGCATCTCGGCGAGGGCGCGACCGCCGGCGGCCTGTCGCTGCGCCAGTTGGGAATGGCCGCCGGCGATCTGCTGCGCGCGTCGTCGGGCGAAGGCATCGGGGCAGCCATCGGTGCCATCGTCACCAATCCGGCCGTCGATTCCATTGCCGCCATCGTGGCAGGCGGGGCGGCCATCGTGCTGGCCTACAACCGCGCCGAGGATGCCGAGAACCAGCTCACCCAGGCAACCGAGCTGTCCGCGCGCGGTGTCGGTGCGACCAAGGATCAGATCGAGGCATACGCGGAAGCGGCTGCTGCGGCCGACAACATTTCGGTGCGCACGGCGCGCGACATGGCGGCGGGTTTCGCCAAGACCGGACAGATCGGCGGCCAGCAGCTCCAGGGCCTGATCGATCTCACCGTCGATTACGCGCGCAAGACCGGCACCAGCATGGACGACGCGCAGGCCGAAATGATCAAGGCCTTCACCGCGCCGCAGACGGCCGGCGAAGCATTGCTCAAGCAGCTTGGCGGTCTCGACGACAACACGGCGCAGCTGATCGAGCGAATGATGCAAGCCGGCGATGAAACCGGCGCGCAGACGGTTCTCACCACCGCGCTCATCAAGGCGCTCAAGGACGCGACCGACCAGACCACTTGGTACGGCAACGCCTGGCAGTGGGTGAAGAATCAATACAACGGCGTCGTCGAGGCGATGAGCAAGCCGTTCAAGCCGCCGTCGCTGAAGGATACGCAGGCGCAGCTGCAGCAGGAATTGGCGCTGGCGCAACAGGGCATCGGCCTTCCAACCTACGATCCGGAAAAGCGACTCGGCGGCAGTGCCACCACCGCGCCGGCGCGCTCCATTGCCGACATCGAAGCCGATCTGGCGCGCGTCAACGCAGCCATCGACGCGACCAATGCCAAGGCGAAACAGTCGGCGTCCGATGCGGCGGCACAGGCCCTGTCGCTGCGTGCCGGGCCGCTGGTGCGCGGCGCCAGCGAAGAGTCGCAGTCCGATTCCGCGCTCGCGTCGCTCAAGGCAAACCAGGCCCAGGTCGATGCGCTCGGCGCCAGCCAGGCGGCGATGGCGAAGTCTGGCGTCACGACGCAGCAGGTGACAGAAGCGCAGGATGCCTACACGCGGGCCATCCAGACCTACATCGATCCGGCGACGAAGCAGCATGAGCTGGAGCAGCTCGCGGCGCAAGCGATCAGCGCCAAGACGGTGGCGCAGAAGGTGGCGATCGCCGAACAGCAGAAATCGGTCGAGCTTGCCGGCAAGGTCGTCACCACGGCCGAAGCGCAGCGCGAGATCGACGATGCCGGCGCCAAGGCGCGGGCACAGGCCACCGCCTCCGTCAAGCAGCAGACGACGGCGGTCAAGCAGAACGTCGATGCGTGGATCGATGTCGCCGCGGCGTACCTCAAAGGCTCGGCCGCCGGCGCCATGGCGGAGGACAGCGGCAAGAAGCTCGAGGAAAGCCTCGGCCACACGGCCATCACTGGCGCCAAGCAGGCGGCGCAGCTCGCCGACGAAACGGCGGCACGCAAGGCGCTCAACGATCAGGTTGCTGCCGGCAGCATAACCTCCGAGCAGTCGGCGCAGGCGATGGCGACGGAGAACGCGCTGGCGCCGTTGCGCATCGCTTACGACATCGCCGAGGGCAAGGCGAAGCAGGAACTGGGAGCAATCCTCGACGCGCTCACCAGGGCGCGGGCGAACGACAATGCGGAAGCGACGCGCACCAAGGCGCTGGCGCTGGTGCAGACGGGAAACCAGAACATCGACCTGCTCAAGAAGGAGCTGGCGATCGCCAACGACAACGACAGCGCGCGCGAAGTCGAGATCGCCGTGCTGCAGGCCAAGCAGCAGCTGATCAAGGACAACATCTCGGCCGACAGCGAGGAAGGCCGCCAGATTCTCGCCAATGCCGCGGCGTCGACGCAGCTTAATCAACAGCTCAAGCTGGCGCAGGAATCGCGTCAGGAACTGGAAGGCATGTTCGACACGCTGGCGACCGACGCGTCCAACTTCCTCACCAACGGCAAGTTCAGCTGGAACGACTGGAAGCAGCTGGGTTTGTCCGCCAGCAAGGAAATCGAAACGGAACTCGTCAAGCTCGCGGCCATCGACCCGCTAAAGAACGACATCTTCGGCACCAACACGCCGACCTTGGAATCCGTGTTCAGCGCCGCCGGCGGCCTCGGCAAGCCGGACGGCACGCCAACCAATCCGATCTATGTCGTGATGTCGCCGCTGAGTTCCGGCTTCAATCTCAGCGGCGGTTCGTCCTCTGGCGGCGGCGGATTGCTCGGCTGGTTCACCAGCCTGTTCGGCGGCAGCAGCCTCAACAGCGACGCGGCTGTCAGTATTGCCGGTGTGTTCCATGCCGGCAGCATGGTGAGCCCCGGCAGCGGCGACAAGCGCGCGCTGCCGTCGAACGTGCTGCGCTTCGCGCCGCGGTTTCACGATGGGGTGTATCTCGGCCCCGACGAAGTGCCGTCCATTCTGCAAACGGGAGAGCGGGTGCTCAACCGCACCGAGACCAAGGCCTACAACCGGGGCCACGCCGGCGGCGTCACCATCATGCCCGGCGCGATCGTGATCCAGACGCCAAACCCGGGAGCCTTCCACGCTTCCAGCGGACAGACGATGGCGAAGCTCGCCGGCGCCGTGCGCAACGGCTCGCGGCGGTACTGATGTCCTCAAGTAGCGAAGCGGTAGGACAACAATAGCATGGCCTATTTGAGCGATGCACCCTTTCCGGACGCGGTGGCGCGCGGCGCAACGGGCGGCCCCGGCTTCCTGACGGATGTTGTGGCGCTCGGCTCCGGCGGCGAGCAGCGCAACATCCGCTGGAGCCAGGCTCGGGCGAAATACAACATCTCCACCGGCGTGCGCACGCGCGCCCAGATGGCGGATGTTATCGCGCACTTCCGCAATGTCTTCGGGCGCGGCCATTCGTTCCCGTTCAAGGACTGGACGGATTTCGATTCCGGCGGCGACAATGCGACCGTCCAGCTGACGAGCACCACATTTCAGATCGTCAAGAACTACGCCGTCGGCGCCAACACCTTCGTCCGCACGATCCTGAGGCCGGTGAACGGAACGGTGGTGGTGAAGGTCAGCGGCAGCATCGTCACGCCGGCGTCCATCGATTATCTCACCGGCATCATCACCTTTGCATCCGCGCCGTCCGCCACGCCGACCGCCGCGTTTCAGTTCAACGTGCCCGTGCGCTACGACATCGACCAGCTGCCGGTGCAGGCGAACTCCTACGACAACCAGATCGTGACGCAGATCGATCTCATCGAGGTCACCGACGAATGAAGACTCTCGATTCCGGTTTGGCCGCGCACATCGCGCAGACAGTCACCACGCTCGCGTGGTGCTGGAAGCTCACCCGCAATGACGATGTGGTGCAGGGCTTCACCGATCACGACCGCGACCTTTCCTTCGATGGCGTGACCTATGCCGCGGCAACCGGCTTCACCGCGTCGCAGATGCAGGGATCGCTCGGGCTGCAGGTGGACAACCTCGAAGCCTCCGGCGCGCTATCGTCCGGCGATCTCAACGAGGACGATCTCGGAGCCGGGCTGTACGACAGCGCCGAGATCGAGATCTGGCGCGTCAACTGGGCGGACACCTCGCAGCGCGTACTGATGCGCAAGGGCACGCTCGGCGAAGTCAAACGCGGCAAGGCGGCGTTTCAGGCGGAAATCCGCGGGCTGGCGCAAGCGCTCAACCAGCCGCAAGGGCGCGCCTTCGGCTATGCCTGTGATGCCGATCTCGGCGATTCCCGCTGCTCGCCAAATGGCGAAGTCGATCTCACCGATCCAGCGTTTCTCGGCAACGGCACGGTGGCGGCGTTGACCGACAACCGCCGCTTCACCGCGACCGGTTTGAGCTTTGTCGATACATGGTGCGGCGGCGGCAAGCTCACCTGGCTGACGGGCGCCAATGCTGGCCTGGCGATGGAAGTGAAGCGCTATTCCGTGGTCGCCGGCGTGACGACCATCGAGCTGTGGCAGCCGATGAGCCGGGATGTGGCGGTCGCCGATACGTTCAAGATCACGGCCGGATGCGACAAGCAGTTTCCGACCTGCAAGGCGAAGTTCGCCAACGTGAAGAATTACCGCGGCTTTCCCTACATGCCGGGCAACGATTCGATCACGTCCTATCCGAACTCCAATCAGGACATGGACGGCGGGAGCTATTATGGAAACTGAAATTGTCGCCGCCGCGCGCGCATGGCTCGGCACGCCGTACATCCATCAGGCGAGCGTCAAGGGCGTGGGCTGCGATTGTCTCGGCCTGTTGCGCGGCATCTGGCGCGAATTGGTCGGCCCCGAGCCGGAAGGCTTGCCGGCCTATTCCGCTGACTGGGCCGAGGCGAAGCGGCAGGAGACCTTGCGCGATGCGCTGGCGCGCCATCTGGCGCCAGTCGCGCTGCATGCGATTGCGCCGGGCAACATCGTTCTGTTCCGCATGTTGACCCACGGTCCGGCAAAGCATTGCGGCATCGTCGGTCAGATGGACGGTCGGCGCACGCTGATTCACGCCCGTCAGAACAAGCGCGTGAGTGAGGAGATGTTCACGGGCGCGTGGTTGCGCAAGCTCGCCTACGCCTTCGCCATGCCCTCTGGCGGCCAAGCGCGCTAATGGCATCGCTGGTCTTGGGACTGGCCGGCTCCGCCCTCGGCGCCGGCCTCGGCAGCTTTTCGCTGTTCGGCGTGGCTGTCTCCGGCGCGGAGATCGGCGGCTTCATCGGCACGGCGGTTGGCGGCATCGTCGATCAGATGCTGTTCGGCCAGACCACCTCGCAGAAGGGCCCGCGGCTCACCGACACCAACATCACGACGTCGACCGAAGGGACGCCGATTCCGCGCATCGACGGCTATATCCGTATCGCCGGGCAGCTGATCTGGCGCACGAAGTACAAGGAAAAGAAGAAGACCGAGAGCTCCGGCGGCAAAGGGTTCGGCGGTGGCACGCAAACCACGACCTACAGCTACTCGATCTCCATCGCGATCGGGCTGTGCGAAGGCGTCGTCCACAAGCTGGGCCGCATTTGGGCGGACGGGCAACTGATCGATGCCAGCAAGCTCACCTTGCGCTTTTATCAGGGCACGGAAGATCAGCTGCCCGATCCGCTGACGGAAGAGATCGAGGGCGACGGCAACAATCCCGCCTATCGCGGGCATTGCTATGTCGTGTTCGAGGATTTGGACCTCACCCCGTTCGGCAATCGAATCCCGCAACTGCAATTCGAGCTGGTGCGCTCGATCACGGCGGACCGCGCCGACGCGCTGGAGAACGTGCTGGTCGGCGTCAACCTGATCCCCGGCGCCGGCGAGTTCGTCTACCAGACCGACGTCATCTCGACGGACGATGGCGCCGGCACCACCTCGACGCAGAACAAGAACAATTCGGACGGCATCGCAGACTACGTGTCGTCGATGAACGATCTGCAGGCGATCGCGCCGAACGTGCAGACGGTTTCGCTGGTGGTGGGATGGTTCGGCAGCGACGAGCGCGCCGGCTCCTGCCTGATCAAGCCGAAGGTCGAGACGCACGACAAGCAGACCTATCCGAAGAGCTGGACGGTCAACGGCCTCTCGCGCGGCGATGCCGAGGAAGTCTCGCAAGTTGGCGGCCGCCCGAGCTATGGCGGAACGCCCTCGGATGACGGCGTGGTGCAGGCGATTGCGGATTTGAAGTCGCGCGGCTATCGCGTGACGTTCTATCCCTTCCTCTTCATGGACATCGCGAGCGGCAATTCGCTGCCCGATCCCTATTCCGACAATGCGAGCACGACGGGACAGCCGGCGTTTCCCTGGCGCGGGCGCATCACCTGCTCGCCGGCGGCCGGGTTCGCGGGCACGGTCGATCAAACGTCCACGGCCACAACCCAGGTCGATGCCTTCTTCGGCAACGCCTCGTCTTCCGATTACTCCGTGAGCGGAACAAGTGTAAGCTGGACCGGCGGCGACGACTGGGGCTGGCGCCGCATGGTGCTGCACTACGCCAAGCTGTGCGTGGCGGCCGGCGGCGTCGAGACCTTCATCATCGGCTCCGAGTTGCGCGGGCTCACGCGTGTGCGCAGCGACGCCACGACCTATCCCGCCGTCGCCGCGCTCAAGACCCTGGCCGCGGATGTGAAGGCGATTGTCGGTTCCGGCTGCAAGGTGTCCTACGCGGCGGACTGGAGCGAGTACAACAACCATCAGACGGGCGATGCCGCCGGCGCGGTGCTGTTCAACCTCGATCCCTTGTGGAGCGATTCCCACATCGATTTCGTCGGCATCGACAATTACATGCCGCTGGCGGATTGGCGCGACGGCGGCGGCCTCGATTACGACGCGGTCAACGGCCCCACATCGATCTACGGCCGCGCTTATCTGCAAGCCAACATCAAGGGCGGCGAAGGCTACGACTGGTATTACCCGTCGTCCGGCGCCACCGGAAACGAAGCCTCGCCGGAACGCATCGCGCAGACGCGCACCGCGATCACCGATGGCGTGGCGGACAAGCCCTGGGTGTTCCGCCCCAAAGATCTGTGGAACTGGTGGAGCAACGCGCACTATGACCGTCCGGATGGTTCGGAGAGCGGAACGGCCACCGATTGGGTTTCCGAATCCAAGCCGATCCGTTTCACCGAGCTCGGTTGCCCGGCCGTCAACAAGGGCGCCAATCAGCCCAACGTCTTCGTCGATCCGAAAAGCTCCGAAAGCTTCCTGCCCTATTTCTCGACCGGCGAGCGCGACGATCTCATGCAGCGCGCCTTCCTCGAGGCGCATCTGAACTATTGGCCGCTGTCGGCGAACAATCCGACCTCGACGGTCTACGGCGCGCCGATGCTCGACTTCGACAGCACCAGCGTATGGTGCTGGGATGCGCGCCCGTTCCCGTTCTTCCCGCAGCGGTCCGATCTGTGGGCGGATTGCGCGAACTACGATCTCGGCCATTGGCTCAACGGACGCCTCGGCGCCGTGCTGCTGTCCGATCTGGTCGCGGAGATTTGCGACTACAACGGCTTCGAAGATTACGACGTGTCGAACCTGTCCGGCATCGTGACCGGCTTCATGCGCAACAGCACGATGAGCGGGCGCGACGAGATCAGCCCGCTGATGACGGCGTTCTTTTTCGATGCGGTGGAAAGCCAGGGCCTAATCAAGTTCGTCATGCGCGGACAGCCGAACGTCACCGAGATCGACGAGGGCGATCTGGTGGTCGATCCCGAATCCGACCAGAATTTCAGCTTCACCTTCACCGATGCGCAGACGGACGATCTGCCGCTGGCGTGGCGTTTCACCTTCATCGATGCCGGCAACGATTATCAGCAGGGCGTGTATCAGGCGAAGCGCCTGGTCGGAAACTCGAACCGCATCGATCAAGTCTCGCTGCCCTTCGTGATGGACCGTTCGCAGATGGGCGGCATCGGCGACCGGTTGATCCAGGAAGCATGGACGTCGCGCGGCACCGGCGCGTTCTCGCTGCCGCCGCTGTTCACCGCGCTCGATCCGGCCGATGAAATCGTGATCACGGCGGGCACCCGCACCCGCCGCATGCGCGTGACGGAAATCAACGACACGGCTTCGCGTGCCATCTCGGCGACGGTGACCGATCCGTCGATCTACGAAGCCTTCACCGGCCCGGCGCGCTCGACGCATCCCGTCATCCTGCCGCTCGACACCGGCCGCGACCTGGTCGTGTTCGCCGACCTGCCGATGCTGACGGACGATGCGGTTGCGTGGTCGCCCTACGTGGGCGCGTTCGGCGCACCGTGGCCGGGCCAGGTGCTGATCTTCCGGAGCGCCACCGACACGAACTACCAGCTCGACACGGCCATTCCGACGGCCGCCAGCATCGGCGTGACCTTGCTCGATTTCTATTCCGGGCCCGCCTGGCGCTGGGACCGCGTGAACGAACTGAACGTCGAGCTGTACGACGGAACGCTGTCTTCCGCTTCCGACGACATCACCGTGTTCGGCGGCGCGAATGCGCTGGCCATCGAGAATGCCGATGGCCGCTGGGAGATCGTGCAGTTCGAGACGGCGGAGTTGATCGGCTCCGGGCAATGGAAACTCACCAACCTGTTGCGCGGCCAGCGCGGCACGGAAGCCCAGATGCGCGATCCCGTGGCCGCCGGCGCGCGCGTGCTGGTGCTGGATACCACGCTGCTGCAGCTCGATCTCGCGCAGAACGAGTTCAACCTCGCCTTCAATTATCTGTGGGGGCCGCAGGACAAGGACATCTCCGATCCCGCGTATCAGAGCGGCGCGTTTACTTTCGCGGGCGTTGGCTTGCGGCCATTCTCGCCGTGCCAGCTCGACGCCGTCTACGACGCGAGCGGCGATCTCCTGCTGACGTGGCTCAGGCGCGATCGCTCGCCCGATGCGGATTCGTGGGATCAGACCGAGATCCCGATGAGCGAGCAGAGCGAGAGCTACGATGTCGATATTCTCGATGGTGCCGGCGCCGTGAAGCGCACCTTCGCCGCGCTCTCGTCGGCCGCCGCGACCTACACGGCGGGCGAGATCGCGAGCGATTTCCCGAGCGGGCTGCCGTCGCCGTTCCGCTTCACCGTGTACCAGAACTCCTCGAAAATTGGCCGCGGCACGCCAGCGTCCGCCTCCATCCTCTTTTCCTGAAAGGACAGAGACCATGACAGACGAAACGCCTCGCATGGCGTTGCCCGAGCTCGCGGCATCGCAATCGCAGAAACATGTCACGCACAACGAAGCGCTGCTGCAGCTCGATGCGTTGGTGTGTTGCGGCATTCTCGATCGCGACCTGTCGACGCCGCCGGGCTCGCCTTCCGATGGCGACACCTATCTGGTGAAGGCGACGGGCACGGGCGCCTGGGCCGGTCAGGACGGCAAGATTGCCTTCTCCGTCGACGGCGCGTGGCGCTTCTACGCGCCGTTCAACGGGCTGGCCGCGTATGTGTCCGACGAATCCGTGCTGCTCGTCTACAACGGCTCGGCCTGGGTGGATTACGCCAGCATCATCAGCTTGCAGAATGTGCCGATGGTGGGCGTCAACACGACGGCGGATTCCACCAACAAGCTCGCGGTAAAATCGGCGGCGCTGCTGTTCGACAACATCGGCAACGGCGTCCAGGCCAAGCTGAACAAGCATGCTAGCGGCGACACCGCTTCGATCCTCTACCAGGACAATTACTCCGGCCGTGCCGAAGTTGGCCTCACCGGCGACGACAATTTCCACTTCAAGGTCTCGCCAGACGGCTCGACCTTCTATGAGGCGCTGATCCTCAATCGCAACACCGGCTCGCAGCTGCTCAAGCATGTCGATGTGACGGGCGCCACGACCGTGGGCGCCACGCATCTCGGCCGCCTGGTGCGGGCGGATGCCAGCGGCGGTGCCTTCGTCGTGACCTTGCCCGCAAGCGCCGATGCCGACGATTGGGTGATCGTTCGCAAGAAGGATTCCGGCAGCAACCGCGTCAAGGTGCAGGACAGCTCCGCCAACGATCTGGCGTGGCTGTCGGCGCAATACGACGAGGTGCTGTTTGCGTTCTGGGACAGCGCCTGGACGCCGGTGCGCTGGAAGATCGCGCCGATCATCGATGTCTTCACTTCCTCCGGCACCTGGACGCGGCCGCCGCTGGTGACGCGTGCGGACCTGCTGTGTGTCGGCGCCGGTGGTGGCGGCGGCAGCGGACGACAGGGCGCGGCCGCATCGGCGCGCGCCGGCGGCATCGGCGGCACCGCCGGCAGCGTCAATCTCGCTAGCGTCGTCGCGTCGCAGCTTTCGTCCACCGCCGCGGTGACGGTCGGCGCTGGTGGCAATGGAGGCACCGCTCAAACATCGAGCAGCAGCAACGGCAATGCCGGCAGCGCCGGCGGCACATCGTCCTTCGGTTCCGTCATCCAGGCCAATGGCGGATCGGCCGGCCCGGGTGGAACGACAAGCGCCGTCAATGGCACGGGCACCAACAGCCAGACATCCTCCTTCGTCAGCCCGGCGACGCAAGGAGCGAATTCCGTCACGTCCACCGGCACGGCGCCCGTGAGTTCGACCGGGCCGACCTGCGGCGGCGTTGGCGGCGGGATCAGCACCGCCGACGCGGCTTTCGATGGCACCGCGAGTGGCGCGGCCTCGCGCGGCGCGAATCCCATCGCCAGCGCCGGAAGCGCCGGAACATCCGGCGGCGCTGGCGGGGCCGGCAACGCGATCGCGTCGAGTGCCGCCCCCTATTACGGCGGCTCGGGTGGCGGCGGCGGCGGAGCGTCGATCACGGCCGCGGCTGGTGCCGGCGGCGCCGGTGGTGCGCCTGGCGGTGGCGGCGGCGGCGGTGGTGCCAGCCTCAACGGCAACAATTCCGGCGCGGGCGGCGCTGGCGCGCGCGGCGAAGTGCGCGTGACCAGCTACTTCTAAAGAGGAAATCCCATGGCCGCGAAGTATGCGCTGCTCGATGCGATCGGCACGGTCACAAACGTTGTCGAGTGGGATGGCGTCACGCCCTACGACCCGGGCGCCGGCCTCACGATAGAAGTGCTGCCGGACGGCGTGTGGATCGGCTGGACGAAGAACGCCGGCGGCACCTGGTCGCCACCGCGGAACGAGGCAGATCAGTGAGCGGGCGCGCGAAGCTCGCCGTCGAACACCGCGACCGCTGACATTCCGCAGATGTCCGGAATTGCGGCTGCGCTGATGGCGCTCGGCCTGACGGTTGCCGATGTGAACTGCGATCAGTGGGAGCGCACCAACGACGGCGTGTGGCGCACGGAATCCACCGCCACGATCCTATTCACCAATGGCAGCACGGCAACGCTCAGCCGCGCCGATGTGCGCGAGCGCAGGAGCGATCTCTATCAGTCGCTCGAATATCTCTGCCGCATGGAAATCCATGGCGGCGTGTGAGCGAAGCACGCAGAGCGTGCTCGCAAGAATCAATCGCACGTCGCCGGATGAACCGGCCCGGCCGCCCCCGGAAAACCGCGCGGTCATTTCACGACAACAACGGAGAAGATCACATGAAAATCTGGCCTATCCTGCAAAGCTTTCTCGCCCCCGTCGAACAGACGGCGATGGAAACCGCCGTGCCGATTGCAGAGACCGCTGTCGACACGGTGCTCGCAAGCAATCCGGCGCTGTCGCCTTTCGCAGCGATCGCCAACGCCCTGATCGAAGGGGCGGAGAAATTCGCGGCGGCAAATATCCACCCCAACGCTGCGGTCGCGGCCGTGACGCATACGGTGAACGCGCGCGGCAGCTGAACGCCCGTGAATAACGAAGAGCGCGCCCGGTGCCGGAGCGGGCGCGCTCTTTTTCCTGTTGCGTATTCCGGCGAACACTTCGATGGGGCGCGTGCCATGGCAGAAACAAATTCCGACAACATGCGAAGCCTTTCGCAGCGCGCCTACGCGTTCGCGACCAACGGCGGGGGTGCCATCACCTATCGCCTGGTGTTGGTCGCGGCGGCAACGATCCTGCTTGCCCTGGTGCGGTGGATCGGCAACGAGCAAACCGCCACGCTTCGTTCGATCGATAGCAGACTTCAGCACGTGGAGCAGTCTCTCCCGAGCTACGACGTACGCATCCTCGGCAACGCCCAGGCGATCCAGCAGGAGCGCGATGACCAGACGCGGCTATGGAGCAGCGAGACCGACCACGAGCATCGCATCACGGTGCTGGAGTCCCGCCTGCCGCCGCGGTGAACAGGGTGCGCTCGGCGATCAGGTGCGTTGCGCGACGAACCGCCGGATATTCGCCAACAGCTGGCGACGGTCTTTCAGTTCCGGAAGACGGCCCAATTCGGCCAGGAATTCTGCCTCGGTAGGACTTTTGCCGCCAAGCTCGGGTTGCGAACCGGGTTCCGCATAGAAGAATAGAACGCTCACGCCGAACAATCTCGCGACGTCGAATAGCCGTCCGGCGCCGATGCGGTTGATCCCACGCTCGTATTTTTGAACCTGCTGGAAGGTGAGGCCGAGTTGCTTGCCGAGCTGCTGTTGAGAAAGCCCGCGTGCGACGCGGAGCGCGCGCAGGTTTTGACCGACACGAATGTCGGTGTCGCCTGGCCGCTTGACTGACGGGCTATCGCGGTTCAGTTCCGTCGCTCGCTGGGAAATGTCGCCTGCTTCATAGAAGATTCTGTCACGCCGTCACAAATGTCAAACACCCTCAAATCAACCCCGAGCGCTGCCGATTGGAATCGTTGCCTGCGGAGGCTCGCTGAGAGCGCTTTCCGTGATCGTAGACGATCTTCATCAGGGCGTCGACGTAGGGCTCGGCTTCGTCAGCCAAACCCAACTCCTTCATCGACAACAGGAGTGCCAGCAACTGCTCCATGACGGCCTCGGAGCGCGGATCGAGCGGTGAATCGCGTCGGCCGGAGACCGCGCTTGTGCGGACGAGAGGTTTGGCGTCGCGGATTTTTGGTGACCGAGTGTTCATTGTGCAGAGCCGGAATAGAGGGAGGAGATGCGGAATTCCGGGAACGGGCGGGGCCACACGACCGGAAACTGCCTGCTGTCCAGGCGGTCGCCATCGCGCAACGAATGACGGTGGTGCGGCTGCTCCGGCGCGCCAGGCCGTCTTCGGAACCGCATGTCCTCGCCGGCATAGCGCAAGGATAGCGCACGCCTTGGATGATCCGAGAGATTGCCGCCAGCCCCATGCACCGTGCGGAAGTGATGGACGATCACGTCACCAGGATGCGTTTCGAATGTGATCGTATCGAAGGCCGATAGCCGTTCCTCGATGTCGTCGAGATCGTCGCCAGCGCTTCCCGGAAGCCGGGTTTGCGCCATGAACACGTTCGGCGCGAACTCGCGGCCCCAGCGATGCGAGCCGCGCAGGTAGAACGGCGCGCCGGATTTCGCATCTGCGTCGTCGACGCAAATCCACATGACGCAGCCTTGCTCGCCGTCGAGATGGAAATAGGTGCAGTCCTGATGCACCGCCGTGCGGTCGATCGTGTGCGGCGATTTCAGAAAAATCTGATCGTCGCAGAAATTAACCTTCGAGGCGCGGAGGAGCGCGGCGGCGATATTCGGCAGGGGCGAATCCAGCGCGATCCGGCGAACGGCCGCATTTCGCATCCACGTCGTCGTGTCGAGCACAAAATGACCTGCACACTGCTCGTGGAGCGGCTCGGTCAGCGCGCGTTTGCCGGACGCGCGTATGACGCTCGTAAGCGAGGTCACGTCGTGTTGCGTCGCGCCGCCTGCGGCCGCGGCGGCATTTCCGCCGTCGAAGATTGCCGTGCGCAAGACGGTCAGGTCATAACCAGTCGCCGTTTTGCCGACGTCGCGGCCAAGCTCGTCGAGCGCGTCGCGCAGCTCCTCAATCGCCTGGCCGGATAGCGAGTTCCGGATGGCGATCACGCCGTCCCGCTCGAATTGTTCCACCTGTTCCTTGCTGACGTGATCGCCGCGCCGAACTTCCTCGGCAGCAAGAAGCTGCTTCAGCGGCGTGTCGCCGCCGCGATACACCACGATGTCGCCGTCAATGCCGTACGCGTGCCGGGCGGCGGCAAGCGCCGCTGGGCTGACGGCATACGAAACCGCAACGTAGGTCTCGCCGTCGTCCATCCGGCGCGGAATGCCCAAAGGACGAATGTTCCAGCCGATCCGGAGGTAGCGGCTCATGACGGAAATCGGGTTGATGCCGGTGAAGCCTGTGGCGCCGGCTCGCAGGCAGAACTCCATGACCCCAGTCATCAGGACGTGGCGCGCGATTCTGGCTTCTGCCCGCGTAAGGCGCTCCTCGTCGATGCAGGTCCGGCCGCACTCGACGATTCCCGGACCGCGCTGCACGCCGCGGACGTCGCAGAAGTCGGAAAACACCTCGGATATGAGGTGCGGCTTGACCGTCGGTATGATGCGGTGACAGCCGACCACACGCGCGCCGTCAGTCACCAGCAGGTAGATGGCATCGCTGTTGTCGAATTCGTCCAGTTCGCGGCCGTCGGCCTTTTGCAGCGCCTTCCATCCAAGCCGGTCAACAAAGACGCGGTGGCGCAGCCGATGCATCTGCTCGATCTGGTCCTGATAACCATCGCGGTTTTCACGCGACACGACTTCCATCAGCACGGCGGTTCCTCCCCGAAGTGCCGGAACGGAGCCATGGTCAACGCGGGCTGTGCCATCCCGAGGATTCGGGATTGACGGCTGCTAAGGCCGGATCAGGGCGTGTGCCATGCAGATTGCGACGGCATGCGTGCGATTCATCGCGTCCAGCTTTCGCAGCGCATTTCTGACGTGCGAATGAACCGTCTGCTCGGCTATCGACAGGATTTGGCCGATTTCCCAGTCGGTCTTGCCAGCCGCGGCCCACGCGATGCAATCCCGCTCACGGGTCGTAAGGCCGTGTTTCTGCTTGACCGGCCTTGGTGCCGCGGCGCGCAGTTTCTCGAGGCGTGCCTGGAAGTAGATCGCGGCCATATGGAGCGATCCCTTGTCCCGCTCGCTCAGGTCGCACTGTTCGCCGGCGATGGTGATGCCGATTGTCTGGCCGTGCCGAATAACGGGGATGCCGAGCCCATCCCGCATCCGGAAATCACAGGCCGCGACGTCCATCACTTCGGCACCGGATTCGTCGGCCCGTTGTCGTACGTCGCTCCATCGAAACGGCACCGAGGTCGCGAGCAACTGGTACACGACCGGATCGACCGCCGCGAAGTTCTTCTGCTGCCAGACCGAGGCCCAGCCATCCGGCCAGGTGGCGCACCAAACGCGATCCTCAACGGCGAGCTTTGGTGCGGTGGCATTCCCGACGCAATATGCTCCGAACCCGTACTGGCCGATCAGGCCCTGAAAGGCGGCGACGAGTTCCTCGACGGTGTCGATCTCTTTGACGCGATCGATGAAGTCGAACGCTGCCAGAAATTTCTCGGCCACCCCGCTCCCCCCGGATCGCCGGGCAGACTAGAGCAACGCGACAGGAGGCAAAAGCGGGCGTAGGTCAGAGGTGCCCGAACATCCAGAGCGCGCAGTAGGCCAGCCAGGCGGTCATCGTGAGCGCTACGCCGGCACTGAGCCAATAGGCGTGCTTTCGAGTTGCCGCCGCAAGCCCGGCGCTCCTGCGCGCGCCCAGAAGCGACGTGGCGGCAGCAAATGCGAGGGTCAGCGCGATCGCGAGATGCATGGCGTGATGGTCGCGCCATGCGGTCTCGCGCGCAACAGCATCAGGCGTCGCAAAGTGTGCGTCGAACCTCGGAAGCGAGGCGCGCCGCCGCCCAGATCGCGCCGGTGATCGCGGCAGGCACGGTTGCCTCGGCGTGGCAGGCGGCCAGGGCGCACACCAGCACGCCGTCCAGCTGCTCGACCGTCGAGGTAATATTCTCCCGTTCGGCGCGATCGCTCGCGCGTGATTCTGCTTTTGCGAACACGCTCTCGCGCGCTTCGCATTGATCGTTTCTCGCCATTGGAAAAGACAAAGCTCCCGTTTCGTTTTCGACACGCCAACGCCCGTGGAGCTGTTTTCCCGAACCCTCCCGGCTGGTGCCGGGAGCTGAGAACCTGATGTGAGTCAGGCCCGCTAATTTCCCTCGCGGGTGTTGTATTCGCGGACTCCCGACCAAGCGGGCATTTCCGCGGCGTGGGTTTTGTCCGGCGAACACGCTCTCGCGTGCTTCGCGCTGCCACGCGCATCGGCTCACATCAGGAGTTCTCAGGCTCCGGATACATCTCGCGCATAATGGCGCGCGTCCGGCAATCCCCTCCCGACGGCGA